GTCCTCGGCGTCCGCATAGAGGATCCAAAGGTATTCCCAGCCCTTTTTCGCAATGGGCCCAATGTCGCCGACCTGTAGACCTGTTTCGTTGGGCAAGCACTCGAACGAAAAGGCGATTTGCCAGTCTTCGTCGCCGCGCTTCGAGCCGGCGGCCCCCATGAAACGGACCTCGCCAGCTTCGAAGCAACGGAAGGCGCTCGAGTTGACCGAGCCGGTCAGGTCGCGGAGTTTGAGGCGATAGGCGTCGTTGACCTTGTGGGCCGCCAGGTAATGGGTTTCGGACCATTTATAGGTCGGCGCCGGTATGTCGACGCCGTCGATTGTGTCGCCATGTACGCCGATCGCGCCGCGGAAGTCGGCCGCGATCGAGCCGGGCGGGGCGTAGCTGCCGATGGTTTCCAGCGATTGGGTCAGGTGCCGGGTGCCGCCAGTGGTGTCGAAACTGAATTCCGATTCGCCGGTCTCGGGCCGGGATCGTTCGCCGTAGCGGACCTCGGCCGCCCACATTTCGGCGCCCTCGGCCGGCCGGACGTGGACCGATTTGCGGGCCAAGGCGGCGTAGGTCGCCGGCGCGTTGAACAGGACCCAGGCCTGGGCGAGTAGTTCGTCGGTGCATCCGTCGACCTTGTATCGCAGAATGGCCGATGGGCTATCGCCCTCGGTGATCTCGCGGGAATCATGGGTCTCGATGATCGTGGCCATTAGGCAAACACCAGATTAGATTCTTGGGCCTCGCGGACCAGGCGGTCGACGCCGGCGGCGACCTTCTTTAGTTCCTTGACCTCGGGCGACCGGCCGGCCCCCAGGCCGCGGACGGCGGCCGCGTTGAAGGTGCCGCGGACGGTGGACCCTACGCCGGTGGCCGCGGCGGCCGCGGCGACCTGGTTTTTCATCTGCACCGATGGCACGTTGGCGCGGGCCTTCTCGAAGGCGTCGGCCTGGCGGCCGCGGCGGGCCTGGTCGCGGGCGGCGTCTAGTTCGGCCTGGGCCTTGCGTAGCGCGGCGTCGGCGGCCCGTTGGGCGGCGGCGGCCTTGTTCCCGCGGGCCACATGGGCGCGGCGTCGGTCGGCGTCCAGGCCGGCCAGGGCGTCGGTTTTGGTTTGGTCGATGCCGGCCAGGGCCGCGGCCCGATCGCGGGCGACCCGTTTCAGGTCGGCGGCCGTGGTGTCGTGTCGTTTCTTGCGGCGGCGGGCATAGTCGGCGTCTAATTGTGCCTGCACTTCCTCGGGGTCGAGGCCCTCGGCCTTGGCGATAATGTAGGCGATCCCGCTGGCGACCGTCCCCTCGGCCCCTTCCCAGGCGTCGGCCATGCTGGTCGTGAACTTGGCCCAAGTCGATTGCAAGAAGGAAGTGAATTTGACCCAAGTCGATTGCAAGCCGGCCCAAGCCTTGGTGAAGATGGCGGCCAGGCCGTAAACGGCCTCCGTGCCCAGGGCCAAGAACCCGTCTTTCCAATAGGCCCATTTTTCCTTTAGCCAGTTGGTCCCGCGGACCCATTCGGCCTTGATCGCCAGCCAAAGGATCTTCGCGGCCAGTTGCATATCGCCGGCGGCCATGGCGTCGCCGATCGCGCCCATGGTCTCGCGGGTCCGTTCGACCAGGCCGGCAAGGGCGTCGGACAGGAAGGCGGCGGCCTGGCGGCCGGTCTCGGTGAAGCGGAAGAAAGCGACGCCGGCCGCGGCCAGGGCGACAACCACCAGGCCGATCGGGCTGGTGAGCATCGAAAACGCGACGGCCAGGCCCTTACCGATCGCGAATACGCCGGACATAGCAAACGAAACGGCCTTGATCGCGACCGACACCCCCAACAGGGCCGCGCCGGCGGCGCCGATCCCGGCGGCCACGGCCGCAAAGCCGACGATAAGGCCGCGGTTTGCCTTGGCCCAGTCGTAGACGTGGGCGACGACTTCGCGGGCCTTCGTGACGATCGCCGTAACGTAGGGCAACAGGGCGTCGCCGATCGCGCCGGAAACATTTTCGACCGTGGCCTGTAGGGCCTTCATCTGGTTTGCGAAACTGCCAGCGGATCGCAAGGCGTCGCCTTGGGCGGCCGTGGTGCCGCGCATGATGATTGCAAGCCGCGCTTGGGCCTTCTGGGCCTCGGTCGCCGTCTTCGGGTCAATCGCCGTGTTCAGTAGTTCCTGCTTGACGGCCGCGGCCGAGACTATGACGCCGTATTTTTTCATTACCTCGCCCGAGCCGGTCAGGGCGGCGTGAAGGTCGCGCAACACGTCGGCGTCGGCCAGGTTGTTAAAGCTGGCCAGGTCGATCGCCAGGGTGGATATTTGCTTAGATAGGCCGCCGGCCTCGTCGGCGGCAAACCCCATCGGCACCAAAAGGTCTTGCGTATTCGCGACGAATTCGGCCATCTGCCGATTCGATCGGCCCAGTTGGGCGCCGGTATCGTCGGCCCAGGCCTTCATCGTGGCGGCCTGTTTGCCGAATACCACGTTAAACTTATTCATCACTTCTTCTAGGCGGCTGGCGGTCTTCACAGGGACGGCCAGCGGTGCAAGCATGGCGGCCGATACGCCGACCATGCGGCCGCCTAATGCGGCCATGCCGGACGCGAAACCCCGCAAGCGGCGTATGGCGCCTCGAAGGCCTCGGGCCAGTTTGGCGTCTTCGGCGAATATCTCGACGGCGGCCCGGCCGGCGCGGATTGCGGAAACTGTCGCGGGCATGGTTAGGCCTTGGGTGAGCGCTTGTCAATAAAGACGGCCTTTAGGGCTCGGATGCCGACCTTGGGCGGCGGGGCGGCCTGGTGGCCGGGGTGGAAGTCCTCGGGCTCGTAGGGCGTGGCCTTCTTCGTGGCGTCGCGGGCGGTGTTTGCGAGCATGGCCAACACGGCGGCCGTGTGGTCCCAGTCGTATCGGTTGCGGGCCTCGGCCGCGGCGATCAGGTCGCCGACCCGCCAGGGGTCCGGCCAGGTGCCCAGGACGGCCGCGGCCTGGTCGATCAGTCGCCAGACGTCGGCGGCGGTGGTGTTGCGGTCAGTTCGGCCAGGCGGTCGTCGATCGCCTGGGCCTCCTTCGCTAGTTCCTGTTGTATCACCTGGTCGACCCGCGGGTCGGCCAGTTTCTCCGCGGCCAGGTTCTCCGCCGCCTGGATCGCGTTGGTGGTCTTCGCGGCCAGCGTCGCCAGGTTCTTCCGGTTTTGCTGGCCGGGGAAAAAATCCGGCAAGGCGGAAAGCAAGGCGTCCGTGGCGTGGTCGATCGTGTCGCCGGCGATGGCCTCGCCGAAGTCGATGTCGGTCACGTCGCGGGTTTCGGCCTGGGGTTGTACCCAGGCATAGAGCACGTCGACCAGCAAAACCGGATCGGCCGCCAGGCGGCCGATCGTGCGGGCCAGGTCGGGGTCGAGTAGCTCGAAGCCGGCCAGGTCCTTGATCCGTTTGGCGGCGGCGACCGTGGGGTCCAACGTCCAGTCGCGGCCGTTGCGGTCCTTGAATTTGGGCATAGGTGCGGGTGCGGGTTCGTGGGGATTACGGGTTGTCGTACAGCGCGACGGCCTGGAAGTGCAACGCGGCGGCGTGTGGGTTGGATACCCAGACAAAGAGGATCGGGTCGCCGGCGAGCGGGTTGGCGAGCCCTTGGGCGGCGCGCCACGTCCAGCCGCCGGTCAGGTCGACGGCCAGGGCGCGGCCGCCGCCGTCGATGAACGACAGGCCACAGCGCCGAGACGCGTTGATAATGACGGCCGCGGCGTCGTCGCCGTCGAACGACCAGTTGATCCGGTGGGCTTTGTGGATCGTCACCGAATCGCCGATCGCCGGCGCAGACTCGCCGGCCTGAACTACGGTAGGCGTGCCGGCGCTGGTGACCAGGTAGCCGCAATGGACCACCCCGGTCGTGTTGTTCCACAGGTCGACCACGTCGCCGGGGCTAAACACCGCGCCGCTGACGTCGATGTCGACCTCGGGCCCGGCCTGGACGTCGGTCACCAGGCCGGTCGCGGACGGGTTGCCGGCCGGGATCTGGGCGTCGATGCTGGCCAGGGCGTCGCCGGTAACGGCGGCCTTGCCGGCGATCGTCAGGCCGGCGATAGAAATTTGGGTTTCAAGGTCGAGCCGTAGGGCCATCGGTCAGGCCTCCGGGTTGGGGTTGGGGCCTGGCCGTGGTTAGCTGGTCGAGTCGTACAATACGCCGATCTTGAGCGTGGCCGCGGTGGTGGTGCCGTTGCTGGCCTGGATCTCGTCGACCGCGTTGCCGGTCAGTGGGTTGGTGACCCCGGTATCGGCGTACCAGTCCCAGGCCTGGTCGGCGGTCAGTTCGACGGCCTCCAGGCTGGCGTCGCCGCTGTCCTCGAAGTCGACCGAGGCCCTTTGGTCGCAAACCATGGCGATCGCCTCGACGTCGTCGCCGTCGAAGTCGCAATTGATTGCGACCCGTTTGGTAATGACGACGGCGGTCGTGGCGATCGGCAGGTTGTCGCCCGATCCTCCGTCGATCGTGACGTTGTCGCCGCTGACCGTTGCGGTCATTCCGTAGCGGTAGCCGCCGGACCAGAAGACGTCGACCACGTCGGACGTCGACAGGGGATGGCCGGTAGCGCCCACGACCCCGGTGTCGTCGTCGGTGCGGGTGTCGAGCGTGCCGGCGGTGCCGGCCGGCAGCGTGACCTCTTGGGCGATCTGGCCGTCGGCCGTCTTGGTGATGTTGGAAACGATCGAAATGCCGGCGATCGTGATGGTTTGTTTGTTGCTTGCGGTGGGCATGGTTGGGCCTCGCGGCGCCGCGTCGCCCGGTGCGTGTGGGGTGGTGCGGCCGGTTAGCGATGCCGGCCGCGCGGGTTCAGGTGGTCGGGGCTTACGAATCCCAGGTCGGGTTTCGCAAGGTGGTCGATATCTTGACGGTGAAGCTGGTTTGCACACCTTCGAGCAACGGCTGGCCGACCTCGAAGGAAGTCACCTCGAAGTCGGCGTCGAGGCCTTCGCCGCCGGCGGCGTCCAGGATCAACAGGGCGATCGCCGTGTTGTTGAGGAAGGCGTCCCGAATTGCCTGGTAGCCGGCGTCGGTCGTATCCCAGACCATGTCGAAGGTGAGCGACCCCGATTTCAGGGCGCCGCGGATCGACTCCCAGCCGCCAGAAGCGCGGCTCGTGAAGTCGGCCTCGCCTTTTTCCAGCGACATCGTCAGGTCGCGGACCTTGGTCAACAAGTTGGCCGCGGTCGAGCCGGCCGTGCCGTAATACGTTTTGCACTCAAGGCCAAGAACGTCGGAGCCCATGGGGTCCCTTTCTTGGCGCCGCGTCGCCTCGTTGGTTGTGGTGGTGCGACCAGGTAGCGAATCCGGCCGGGGGCGGGCGTGGTTATCGCCTAACGGCGTCTTTCCAAAAGTCGTCTAGCTTTGGCCTCACGGTGTCGAGGCCGCGCCGGGTGTAGGATCTGGACGGGTAGCGCGCCGTTTTGCGGCCGACGGTCTTGCGGGCCCATCGCGGGCGTTTGCCGCCGACCCGGAAAAGGGCCGTCTTACCGCTGGGCGTTCGGGCGACCTCCATTTGGACGGCGCCGCCGAATTCGTGTAGGTCGGCCACCCGCTGGCCCATGTGCGGGCCAACGATCACCGATTGGCGGGCCCGGTCGTAGCCAAAGACAATGGACCGGCGGAGGAAGCCGGTTTGCGTGTTCGGCGGGTTGTCGCCGGCGGGGCTGTGTTTCTTGCGACGGCGGATCGACCGCTGGATTGTCTTGCGGGTAAACGCACCTTGGCGGATCAGTACCCCGCGGGTCGCCCGATCGACGGCGCGCAGGACGGCCCGATCGTCAAACGACACGCCGACCCGGAACCCGATCGCCGGACCTTTCCCCATGGTCTTCGCGACGTTTAGGCTTTTCATCAGGCCCATGGTCAGACCTCGCGGATCGTGAAGGTCAGCGCGGCGGTAAACAGTTGTTGCGTGTCCAGGTCTTCCACGTCGAACAGGTCGTCGCCGGTGGTCGCGCCGATGACCACGCCCAGGCCGGCGGCCAGGCGTTGGCCGAATAGCGTGTTGCGGATTTCCTCGACCAGGTAGAGGTATGGGTCGGTGTCGTCGTTGTCGGGTGCCTGGCCGGTATCGTCAAAGCGCTTGAGGATCCCGACGTCGACCAGGTAGTCGCCGGTAACGGTCAGGTCGCGGGCGGATAGCTCGGTCGTCATTCGCCGCGGGGCGACGGTCACGGTCAGGTCGGCCAGGTCGGCCAGCGCAAACCGCGGCCGGTTCTTTCGCGTGGCGGTGAAGCTCTGCGACAGGCTGGCGTCGTTCAGGGCGTCGACCATCGCGTCGGCGATTTGGACAATCAGGGCGTCGGGCATGGGTCAGGGGGTCGAGGCCTCGCGGCGTTGTTGTTCGAGGTAGTTGGCCAGGTTCTCGCGGAGCCAGCGAACGTCGGCGGCCATTTGGCCGGTGTCCTTCTCCAGCGTTCGCAGCCGTTGTTCGTGGTCTTCGATCGCCGCCGCGTTGTGGCCGATCTTCTGTTTGCACTCGGCCCGATCGGTCGACAGGGCCGAGACAACGGTCACCAGCGACACCAGCCAGGCGACAACCACGGCGGCGGCGGTCAAGGTCCAGCCGCGGCGGCTGGTCGGCAACGGGCAATCGGCGGCGGCCATGGGGTCAGGTTCCGGGGGTGGTTTCTTTGGTGTGGATTCGCATGGTCTGGCCGTGCGGGCCCAGGCGGTAGCATTGTTCGCCGCCAGGCTCCAACACTCGGAACGTGCGGACGGTCGAGCCGTCCAGGTGTTCGATCGTGTCGCCAGGCGACGGGGTCGCGTGCAGGCCGGCCAGGACCAGGTCGTTCGCCGCGATGATCCAGTCGCGGGTCGTCAATTCGGTAACGCGGCCATCGCCGTCGGCCACGTCGAAGGTCGTTTGACCGGGGACGGCGACCAGGTCGACGGCGTCGACCGCGCTGGTATAGGTAACCGAAACCCCGGCCGCGGATTTCGCCGCGGCCAGGGTGTCGCCTAGTGCGTTCTCGAATAGGTTGGCCATGGGTCAGGCCTCCCGATCCGTGGGGCCAGGTCGCCGCGGTGCCGATCAGGTGCAAAGCGAGGCGGTCACGCTCTTGCCGCTTGCGTCGCCGATCCCGCCGGCGCCGGTGGCGACAACGCGGATATAGCGTTCGCAGTCGGTCGGCAACTTGAGCCGGGCCGAGGCGGCCGCGGCCCCGGCGCCGCCGGCCCCGGTCTGGAGGATCAACGAATCGGCCAGGGTCGTCGCGGACGAAAAGGCCGACGTTGTATCCATTTCGACCTTGTAGGTCATGGTATCGGCGTCGGGCAGTTCGGTGGTCGTCAGGGCCGGGGCCTCGACCAGCAGTTCGCAGCCGGCGACCAGGTCGGCGCGGGCCGAGGGGGCGCCCAGGTCGATCGCGTCGGTATTGACCGCGCCATCCGTGGCCGGAAGGGCCTTGGTGACGATCAGGTCGGCGTCTTTGAGGTTGTAGGGCATGGTCTGAATTCCTTGTCGGTGGTGGTCGGGAAAGGCCGGCCGGTGGTTAGCCGGCCGGCCTGGGCGTGTCAGTCAGGCGGCCGAGGCGATCAGGATAGGGTCTCGGTGTTGGTGATCGAGTCCGTGGAATACAGGGGGATTCCGTCGAAGTCGGCCGGCAACGGGGCCTCCTTGCCGGTGGCGTTCGTGGCCGTCCGGCTCTTGCGCAGTTGGCCCAGCGATCGCCGCGAACAGAATAGGGCGTTGGGTTGCTTGCCGGCGGGGAAGGTCGCCAACAGGTCTTCCAACAGGGCGTCGGTCAACCCCTTGCCGCTGTCCTTGGTCAGGTCCTTGATCTGGCCGATGGAAGTGACCGAGCCGACCATCAGGCCGACGTGGGCGGTCAGTTCGGACACATAGGCCGTATAGGGGTTGTTGTCGTCGTCGGTTACCCGGGCCGTGTAGGTCTCGGGCATTTCGATTTCGCCGTCCTGGCCCAAAACGAATTGCACGTCGGCCGGGCCGAAGCGGACGGCCCAAACACTCGACCCGGTCGAGGACGTGGTCCCGCCGGCGTCGATCACCATGGACGATTGCACGACATCGACCAGGCCGGGAAAGCCCTTGGCGTCGTTGGCCGTGCCGTAGTACATCTGCGAGCCGAGGGTCTGCAGACTCGCTTCGACCTGGCCGGCGCCTTCCAGGGCGATCAGGGCCTCGGGCCCGTCTTCGTAGGCGTTGGCGACCGCCTTGTCGGTCTCCCATCGCGGGTTCAGGATGAAGCACTGGACCAGCCTGTTTTCGTACGTCGATTTGCTGGCCGCGACGCCCTCGTTTGCGTTGCGGAAAGCCGCGGTCGGCAAGCCCGTTCGGACCTTCGTCGAAAAGGTGGTCCCCTTGATCGTGCGGGCGGCGCCGATGCGGACCTCGGGGTGGCTGGTGTGCGCTTCCTCGATCAGGCCGACGGCGGCGTCGCCGGCGTTCAGCTTGGCAATGTCCAGAAGGTTCAGGTTGGCCATGGGGTCGATACTCCATGGCGCCGCGTCGCCGTCGGTGGTGGTGTGGGGTGTAGCCGGTTAGCCAGGCCGGCCGGTGGGGTCGGTGGTGGTGTGGGTCAGGCCCGGCGAATCTTGATCGCCGCGGCGGCCTTGCCGATGTTGGGGCCCAGGTTTTGGGCCAGTTTCTCGGCCTTGGGGTCGGGGGTCGCGTCGTCGCCGCCGGTGACGCCCTCGCCTTCGCCGTCCGTGGCGGAAAGGGCCGACGTTTCGCCGCGGTCGATCGCGGCCAGGCGGCCGGCCAGGTCGTCGCGTTCGGCGGTGACGTTCTCCAGATGGCGGGCCAGTGCGTTCTCGTAGCTCAGGCCCTCGGCGAAGTATCGGCCGCCGGCGTCGCCAAAGGCGTCGAGGTAGCGGGCGACCTCGGCGCGGCTGTCGGACAGTTCGGCGGGCGGATCGGCCGCGTCGACGGCCGTGGCGGCCTCGGCGGGTTGGGTATCATCGGCCGGCGTGGCGTCGGCCGGTTCGGTGGTCTCGTTGTCGGCCTGGTTGGCCTCGGCGGCCTCGGTCTGGCCGTCGGTCAACGTGTCGGCCTGGTCGTCGGCGGCGGCCGATCCGTCGGTAAGCGTCTTCGAGTTCTTGGCCATGGGGTCGGCCTCCGTGTCGGGTTGGGGGTCGGTGGTCAGTAGTTCGACGGCATAGGTCGGCGCGTCGCCGTCCAGGGCCGTTTGCGTGTTGTGGTCGTAGCCGTAGGGGCAGATTGCAACGCTACGCAACGGCCATTTGCGGACGATCGTCGCCGGGCCGGTGAGCGTGTAGCCGTTGACCTCGGCCGTCGCGGTGTCGTCTTCCAGGTGTTCCAAGACAATGCCGGGCCCGCGGTAGTCGATCGAGGCCTCGTATGGGACGCCGGCGGGAACCTTGGTGAGAATCTCGTCGACCCGGTCGCCGGGCTGGTGCCGGACCAGGGCCCCGGAAACGATCAGGTCGCCGGATTCGATGTTGCTCTTGTTCAGAAAACCGAGGATCTCGCGGTCGTCGTGGCAATAGTCAATCGGTAGGTGCGATTTGTGCCAGGTCATGCCGGCCAGGTCGTGGACCAGGCGGCCCCAGTACCAGTGGTCGATCGGTTGGCCGGTGCGGGCCAGGATTTCGACCGGCGCCGTTTTGGCGTCGTCGCCGTTGTCGCCCAGGCGGAAGGGCCCGACGTTGGCCCGTAAGGCCGCGGCGGGGATCGCGTCATAGTTGCGGTCGGTCGGCATGGTCAAACCTCGGCGGGTTGTTTCTGTTCCTCGGCGGCGATCCAGGCGCGGGCAAGGGCCGATCCGGGGTCCGTCGAGGCGGCGGGCGTCTTCCTGGGAATCGGGCCATCGAGGCCAAGCCGTTTGGCCTCGGCGTCCAGTTCGTCGGCGATCTCGGCGAAGTCTTCGCCGCGGCGCTTGGCGATCCGGTGCCGGCTGGTCAGGCCGGCGTTGAGGGCCTCGACATCGGCCTTGATCTCCTTTAGCGGGTCAATCCAGGGCAAGCCGGCGGGGACCCATTCCCAGGTCAGGTCGGCGGCGACGAATCCGCGGGGCAGGGTCAACAGGCCGTCGGCCACCCATAGCCGGACCCGCCAGCGCAGAATATCGTTTAGGACCTCGACCAGGTCGGCCCGTTTGGTCGCGACCGATTGCTCATACTGTAGAAGGGCCTGGCGGGCGCCGCTGTAGTTGGTGTGCGATTCGTCGAAGAACGAAAAGGGAATATCAAGGGCCTTGAGTGCCACGGCGATCATCGTCTGGCAAAAGGCGTCGAATTCCGCGGCCGGCGTTTTGTTCTCCAGAAACTCGGCCTTGTCGCCGGGGTCCAGGTCGAGAACTAGCGGGCCCTTGCCAAAGTCGACTTTGTATCCGGATCGGTCGGTTTCGGGGTCGTCTTCTTCGTTCTCGACATCGCCCAGGGCCTCGGCGGCCTCGCGATAGAAAACCAGCCCGAACAGTTGGGCCACCTTGGCTTTGGCGAGCGCGTAGTCGGCGGCCTCGTAGACATCGCGCAGGGGATTCAGCGCGGCGATCAGCGGGGAAAACCCGCGGACCTGGTCGAAGCGATCCCAGCAAGCGTGGTGTAGCATGTTGGACGATCGGACCACGCGCTCAAACTCAAAGCCGCCGGCCTTCGTGCGACGGTTCACGACGTAGTGGGTGGCCCGGCCGAATCGGTTTAGCTCGACG